GTTGTACCAACGGTTCTTGTTCATCCAGTCCTTTGCAAGGCGCTGAACTTGTGGGTTTGCAGGGGGCGCGTCATTGGGTTGCTTCAAATTGCGCTCTGCTTGGTTCTTCAACTGACGCAAATGCTTGACTTCCTCTTGAGCATTCATCATCAGCGTCTGAGCCGCCACCATAGCCTGTCCATCGCCGGCCTGTGTGGCCTCTGCGATCTTCATTTTGGCGTATTCAAGGCGCGTCATCGCGTCGTCAGCCGCTTTATCGATCTTGACGACCTGTTCGGCCTTGGTATTGCGCTCTAACTGGTTCAAGCGGCGCTTGAATTCCTCGTTTTCACGCTGTAATTGTTGAAGACGGACATCTTTTTCCTGATTTGTCTTGCGAATCAGGTCTTTTTTAGCTCTACGACGGTTTCTTTTAGCGTCTCTGAGCGCTTGATCATCATCTGGATGGTCTGCATCCTCATCTTCAACCGTTCCACCTTCTTTTTTCTCAGGTGGAGTTGTTGCCACATCATTTAATTGATCATCTTCGTCATTTGTGAGCAAGTTTTCGTCTAATTCAACGACAGCAGAGCCGTCTTGCGCCTCTTCTATCTTTAAATCTGGTGTTTTTTTATCTTCTGCCATGATATTTTCCCTTATACGTATGTTTTGAACGACAACGGATCATCTGTGATGGCCGAAATCAGTTCGTGGTCGTTGATAGTCATGAACAAAACAGGATCTTCACCGTCTTCAGTAGGAACATTGCGTTCCCACCTGTCCCCACCCCATCTAGGAACACGGACAAAGTCTCCAAGATCAGCCCATGAGCCTTCAGCCCACGGTTGCATGGTGTCCCTGTTCTTGAACGCGAGTGGGCCAATAGCCACGACCTTGCCGATCATGTTATTCCACTTTTCATTCTCTTTAGTTTCATTAACAATGATGAATCGTCCAACAGTTTTTTTAATTCTGCGCAATTGCACGATTACTCGACCACCGAAGGGGCGTTGCCCTGGGTTTACGTCTGGGAATGCCCATGCTAAATCTTCTGCATTGGGCGTACCTTGGCTTCCCTCAATCGTAGGGATCTTCTCTTTCTCACTCATACTAACTCCTAAAAAACACCATATCTCAGGTGCATCGTTAAAGCGCTTTTCAGCGCGGCCTCAGTCGCGGAGTGCGACCTATTCTCTTCCTTCTTCTTCTTCAGCCATGCGGTCAAATGAGTTCATGACGTATTGCAGTCCCTGATACTCACCAACCATGCGCTGATAAGCCTCCCAAGTGGTTGCGTTCCCGAAGGCAAGAGACGCAGCTAACTCGGCTTGGCGAAGTTTGATCACGTGGATCAATTGTTCAATCATTTTTTCTTAGACAAAGGGGAAGCAGTTTTCTTACCGCCATCCTTCATGCTTTGTCCGTTCACAGGTGCGCCTTGAGCCAAGCGCTTGTGTTGGGGTACGTTGATGCTCTTTTGTTCTTGATCAGATGTTGACATTTGGGGCTCCTTGGGGTTGTGGCGGTTGCGCCTGTGGTTGTGCCATGGGTTGTCCCATAGGCGGTTGCATCTCAGGCGGTTGTGCCTGAGCTATGTTTTGGATTGTCTCATGCGTTAGCTTGGCGTTCTCAATCGCAATTTTTGTTTGATTGTCCATCTGCGTTTTTTGCATATCCGCTTGCAACTTGGCTTGCTCATACTGAGATTTGGCTTGATCAGCTTGCGTTTTGCGTTGTGTCTCAGCCATGCTTGTCTCTTTAACGACTTGCTCGGCTGGGGGTAGATTACCCTGAGCTGCTTGGGCGCGTTGTGATGCCACTTGTATAAGTTGTTGGAAGGCGGGTACAAACGCTTTAAACACGTCTTTGGTATCCAACTCCACATGTGCGCCAACGGTCGTGTATAGCTTGTCTATGGTAGCTGTAAGGCTAGGATCATCATAGTTGTTGATTGGCTTGCCACCTTGCGACTGTGCCACATATGCATTACTGCGGTTCAAGTACCACAATGTCATGTGTTGCTTGATGTGTTCAATCAAGTTGTTAATGTAGTTGGGGTCGGCAAACGGTGACTGACCAAAGAATGGATTCAATCCGAATTGCAGGTGATCTTGGATGTGTGCAATATGGTCTTGTTGCATGTAAGCGTATGAAGGCTGTCCTAGCAACATGGCTGCGTTCTCATCCGCAGAAGTCCTTTGCTCAGGCGCTGGCACATCCTTCATCAATTCATTCACGTTTGGCACTTTCAATTGCTTGAGGAAACGTGACAACACTTGACTCATGTTGAACTGGTCTGGGTGCTTTTCAGCCAAGGCCAACACAGCTTGGTTCTGAGCCATGCGTTGGGTCTCAGAGAAGATGTGTGGATCTGATACAGGAACAACGTCTGTATTGCGTGAGAAGTCTTCGCGTTCAATTTCTAAGTCAGCAACAACTTCAGACTTGCGCATCTCATCAAAGTGCCAACGGTTCAGTCTGCAAAGGATCTTTAGTACCCTTGCTTGTGATTCATGCATCCTTGCGTGGATGGCAGAAAAGACTGCTGCACCTTGCTCAATCAATGCCTGAGTTGTACCCACAGGGGCTTGTGCATTGACATCAGCAATCTTTTCTTCACTGGTGCTGACTACCCCCTTAGCTGCGGTGTCAAGCCATCCTAAAAGCTCAAATAGCACTGCGCTAGGTGGATTGAACGGCATGGGCATGGCTATTGAACGGATGTCGTTAACGCCAGGTGCTCCCTCAACTTCAACAATTTGAGTGATGTCAACCTGTTGGGATTGGCCACTAATCTTAGCCCCCTTGAGCTTGAGCATGGTGGCTGCGTTGTTGATGTGAGCAGAGTCCAGAAGCGCTCTAAGTGATCCAGTTAGGGCAGCGGACAATCCACCAATGAGATGAGGGAGACCAATCGCATATGCACCCCTCCAAGGGATAAACTTAAACTCCACAATCCAATCCAACTTGGTCATGGTCTCATCTTCTTCTTCCCAATTTCTGTACAAGCCAACAACCTCGTTGTCTAACTCGTCAATCATTAGGATATAAGGCACCATCTTGCCCTTGCTGTACTTGTCCTCTTCCAACTCAAGGTAGGTGTAGATGTGGTAAACCTTGCGCAATCCGTCTTTGTTGTCCTCCCACTTTTTACCTTCAATCTTGTCGTTGGCTTTCTGTGGTTTAGTTTGATCGGGCTCAGACACCGCTTGAATGACGTTCACATCACGGTACATTCCACTGGCAATGCGACGGTTAAACTCCCAATGGGTAATTTCATGCACCTCTGCAGCTCGTTGGGCTGTATAGAAATTGGTCGCAGCAAACGGTAGTATCACCCTATCAATTGGCAAAAACTCCACACAGGGCCGTTTTTTGTCTTCATCAAACCATAGCTTAAAGTATTGTGATCCACCCAAGGGCAACTGAGTCAGCAACTGTTCTTGTTCATCGCGGAACTCTTCAATCTGCTCTGTAATTTGCCAGTTTAGATAGTCACGCTTACGCTCAGCCTTCTGAGTCTTCATCTCATCGACTTTGCCAAGGATCTTAGTCCTGACAGGGCCATCTGGTGGGAACATCTCTTTGATGGCGCGAGCAGCGAAGTCAACGCAACCCTCAGCCATCGCTGGGTGCACAACCTTAGACGCTCCCATGAAGGTAGCACCGCCAGGGGCATCATTCCCCATGCCAGTACGTTTTAATCCCTCTTCGTATTGCTTATCTCTTAGTTCACGGGCTTCTTTGTCATTCTTGACTAAATCCATGTAGCGCATGGCAATAGTACGAAGTTCACCTTCGTCATAGTCTTCTGCCATGTTTGCATAAAAGTCTGGATTCTCTTCTGGGCCACTGCTTGGTATGGTGACAATCGCTGAACCGTCTTCTTGCTCTTCGGTTTCCATCTCAGGCATGTCAACAATAGCCGAACCGTCTTCTTGCTCGTCAATGTTCATATCGTCTTGGTTACTCATTATTTTTTCCTCATCAATTCAAGAATCATAGTATCCAAGTTTTTGTTAATCATAACATTTGGTTTGGGCGCATGATAAGGCATATCTTCATCTTCACCACGACGCATTGCTAAGTGACGTTGTGCAATTGGGTTTTGCTCAGGGAATGCATGGAAATCATCATCACTATAACCCCAATGTCTTTCACCAACCAAACCACCGTCCGCTTTGCGAATAATCTTAATTGGTTGTGGTGCAACATATTCTTTGTTTGCGCTTCGTAACTGATCTTCAGGTTTGTCAATTACGTATTCACCTTTTGTTTTTACAGCATGTTTGATGTCTTCATCACTTACATTATGTGTAAATGATGTTTGATGTCCCACATTGCTAGTAGATTCAGTTGGTGTGGTCATTAAAATATGACCAGCAACTTTGCCATTTTTAGTCATATAACGATTTTTGACTTGTTTGTTTAATACCTCTTCATCTTTAAATCTTGAGTCAGTAGGAATCATGTGTGGAGTACCGTCATCATTGTGACCAACTTGCACTAAACGTGGATGAAGAATATGTTGTCGTTGATAGTCAAATCTCAAATCATTTAAAGTCTTGTGACCATAATGGGATTTGTCTTCTGTTGTTGGATGACCCAATCCATTGAAATGCCCTTCAGCGCCTTCTTCTCTTTCTTCTTTGGTCAATTCGTTTTGTGGACGTCCTGTAGACCAATACTTAGCGTGTTTGATGGTTTTTTCCATGTTTTTTGCCATGGGTGATCCACGTTTTACATTTGTAACCATATAAGAACCTTTGGGTGGTGTTTTGTGTCCTTGTTCATTCACAAAATCACCTCTGTTGTCAGCCGCCAAAATTGTGTTTCTTACTCTTGCTTTATCACGAGATATGTTTTCAGCAATTGATTGTCCATGCTTGGTCTTAGGGCCAACATTGGAGTGAGTCACATAGTACCCATTTTCAGGGTCATGCAACTCATTGGTCTTCCCATATGAATTAGCAATAATTGGTGGTTTTCCTTCTTTTGCACGTTGTTCATTCAAATGGCGAATAACATGACGAGAAGACACATCTGTTTCATCCACTACATTAGGACGAAACAACATTCTTTTGTTTTGTTTATCTGCTCTTTCTGTAGCATTTCTAATTGAACCTGTATGGGCTAATATCCAATCTTTAGTCATTTCAGGATCATGTTTTGCAATGGCGTGACCTGCACGACGACTAGCGGCTGCCGCGTACTGTGATTCTGAATTAGGTGCAAAACATGTACCCTTACTTGTGTCAACAATTCCTTTGGCATCAGTACCACCACCACAACCTTCGGTTTGACCAGGGCAAGTATTAATCACTTTGTAATCCATATTTTTGCCATGGCCTCTAGGATACAAAGCATGTCCTGCTATACCTTTAGATGCATATCCAACATAAGATCGACCTTGTGAGTCATGTTCATGATGAACGGTATCTAATTTTTCAGATTCGTCTAGTGTGTCTTTGTTGTGTTTGATAAACTTAGCTGAGCGAATGCGATTTAATGCATTTGATTCATTTTGTAATTGGATTTCTCTTGGTTGGGCAAAATGTTGACTTAGTATATCTTTGTGAATTTTTGCCATTTGCCCAAGTGTTAAAGGCTCACGATGTTCTGAACCATATATTTTAGCTCTTGCACTCATCATATTTTTTAACCCTTCAGCACTTGCTTTAGGGTTACCTTCAATCAAATGACGAGGAACAACAATTCCCTTAACGCCACCTGATCCTTCAGCTTTAACTTCAACACGTTTAGATTTTTCAGTTTTCTTTTTGGACAATTCTGCTTTCATATCCTCAACTGATTTAGGTGTACCTCCTTTAGCTAAACCCTGTGGGGTCTGTGGAGGCGTCATAGCACTCAACGCTTGTCCTTGTGGTGTCAGGTTAAGGATATTGCTTTGTCCACCTTGAGGGCTTGGAGGTGCTCCCAACGGGCTTTGTGGGGCTTGTGGAGCATTGGGACTATTGGGTGGATTCATGTTTGGTATTTCTTGCTTTACCAATTGCATGCCAGGGGTTATGTTATCCATGTCCACACCACCAACACCTAAGTTGCCATCTCTATTGGGTTGGATGTAATACTTGGGAGACAAGTCAGGCGCTTCATTGGCTCCAATAGACTGAATGCCATACTTTGGAAACGTACTCTTGTTTTGTAGCGCCATGCGCATTTGTTCGATTGTAGGTTGCACGTTGCCTCCTTCGGCTTTATGGATGACTCCACCTGTTTTGTACAAGGGTAGTCCGTTCTTTAACACGTCTTCACGCAATGATTCTGATATAGGGAAGTGGTGCAATTGAGCAATTTTTGCTGGATCTTCATATACCATTTCACCAACTTGCAATCTATTGGCAGGTTCTTTTTCTATTTGATGGCTATTCAATTCCATCTTGACGCCATGTTTTTTGCCCACGGCATTGAATATGTTGGGGACTTTCTTGTCGTAGAACCCCTTCATGCCTTCACCACCAACCTCAAGATCAAGTCCTGAATATTCTGTTGGATGAGCTATGTAATTCTTATATAAAGGATCAACAACTTCATTTGGCGCATCACTCTTTAAAGCAGTCCTATAAACTTGTTTTGCTTCCAATCTTTTATTGTGATTTTCAGCAATTTTGTTTGCAAGTTCTTTTCCAATGTGCTCATGTAATTCATCAACAGGAATGTTTTTGGATAAAACCATTCTTCCTTCGTGATCAAATGCTCTTAAATCTCCAAGCTCATCATAGTTGAGTTTACTAATGTGCTTAGCTAAACCATACCGATCAGCTTGTTCCTTACCAGGCGTCATGACAATTCCATGGTAGCCCTTCTCAGCAGCGTGATGGATCAATCGTTTGATGGCCATCTCTTCCCAGTTCTTTTTAAATGGGGCGTCTGGTGGAGCAAAATTGTTTGGTAATGATAATAATTCATCATGAATTTCTTTTGGAATCGCTTTATTGTTTTGAATGTAAGGAGCCGCCAAATCCGATAATTCTTTTCGACGCTTTTCAATTTCTTCTGTGTGATAACCTTTTTCACGCCCTTGCTGATGCCAATCAGACTGTAGCTCCTCAAGGTGCAATAGCTTCTCACCATTTAAGCCAGTACGGTCTTTAAGACGCATCGAAGCTATGATGTTGGGTTCGCCATGGAAGTGTGATGGGACGCCTCCAAACTTACCTTGTGGGTCTTTGATCAACATCTCGCGGTAGTTCTCACCACCAGGCAATGTGTATTCGGAGTGAACAGCTGCAGGGTCAGCCAATCCTTGTCTAACTAACTTGTCAGCTTCTTTTTGGTATTCTAAATACTTATTCTGATTGGCGTTTTCAACGAAGTCATCATAAGTTTCTGACCAATCATCACGCATCCTTGGGCTAGTTCCAATCTCTCGATTAGCGTATTCCCTAGCATCTCTGTCTATTAACTCTTGGATTGTTTCGTCGTTGCCACCTTCAGTCAGTACCTTCTCATTGATCTTGTGCGCTGGTTTTCTTGCCAGTTGACCAAGGAACTGCTCATGCGTCATCTTAGGCGCACTCATCAATTCTTCTAGACCACGCTCTTTAATCTCAGTGGGCTTGACGCCAGGCAATGCCATCAACTCCTTGAGGAACTCAGAGCCAGTTCCTACCTTACGCTTAAGAGCCTTAGCGCCCATGTCCAGTGCTGAATAGAAGGGTCTGCCCTTTCCGATTAACTCATTCATAAGGGGCGCTCCTCTATCTCTAAGTGATGTGCGTGGGTGACTTGTCCACCCTTGGCTTTGGTGATGTCTGGTTCGTTGACGTCGTATGTGCCACGGTTTCCAATGGCTGACTTAATCTGTGTTGGTTGGAGCATGATGACTTCGTGTGCTCGACCAACCTTGTAGGGATCAGCATGGATGATGCTGTCGTATCCATCTTCCTTGAGTAATCTAACCGTTTCAGGTGTCAGTAGGTCAGGGAACTCGCTGTGCCCTTTAGCGTAAGCAGCTCGTGCATACTCGATCATGCCTTTGTCGTCTAAGTACAGTGGCACCTTAGCCTGAACATGGACTGGCATCACATTTGTGCCTTCCCTGAACTGCGCGTCTCTTCCACCACTGATGTTGTGCATGGCTGGCTGATGATGGGGATCGGTCGATAACCATGTAGCGTTACCACTGATAGTTGGATCAAACCCCTCGCCTTGGAACTCTTTGAAGTTAGCAGGTGTTGCGTGATACAGCTTTTCTTTTATCTTGCTTGGTGACAAGAACTTCTTTAGATTGGCATTACGTTCACGTTTAGGCAACACCTTGTTTAGAGCAAGGCGCATCTCGTCTAGTGTGGGTTTCTTAGCCATGGTCAGATTATGCCCTTGATCTATGTTTGGTTCAACCCCAGTGGAGTTGTTGCCACGTGGAGTTGTTGCCACGTGGAGTTGTTGCCACGTGGAGTTGTTGCCACCTTACTGAGCATAAGGGTTGGCTCGTCCCTTGTTATTGTACTCATCAGCGTCCAAGATGTCTGAGTCCTCGTAGGGATCACGCCTTGGCATGTCGATGCTGATCCATCCAGCGTCCCGAAGGTATCTCAACCCTTGGCTGATGCAGTCCACGAACTCGTCGTGTGCGGTCTCAGGGAAGGAGCAGATCTGGCTCACCATGCCTTCAGCCCAGTCCTTCACGTATCCTTTACGGACGGATGACTCGGGCACCCACACTCGACCAGCCTTGATGATGTTTGCCACAATGGATAGCCGTTGGATCTTGTCGGCTCGCCCAGGGTTGTATGCAATGACTGGGATGTGCGCCCTCTGTAAGTCTTGGATCAATGAGATGCCAGCGGACTTGTCCTCCACCAGAACCACGTCCACGAGCTTCTTCTCTCTTCCTTCCCCATATGCCACCTCGAACTCCTCAAGGACTTTGGGGCGGAGGTCAGGATACTGTAAGTGTTCTTGCCAACAGTCGAGCACCATGACGCACATACCTCCATCCAGTGGCTTGAACACGCCTAGCGTGATTGATCCTGTAGGGTCGTTGTATGTCTTGTCTGATGTGGCGCAGTCATAGGACTGGATAATGTACTCAAGCTTGGGGAAGGGCTTGCCATCTGGCCATAGTCTGAACCAATCCCTCTTGACGATACCATCCGCCTCTGGGTCAATCAACTCGGCATAAATCTCTTGGCGTCCGAGCTTGGTGGATTCATACTGGAGAATCTGCTTCTGGAAGTTCTCCGCCAGATTCTTAATGTTCGAATAGGTCGATGCCCGTGTGATGGCCACGTCATCCCCCTCACGTCCCACCAGATCAAGGATCAAGTCTTTGGGCTTTGGAGTTGTGGTGCAGATCAGCTTGGTCTTCTTACCCAGTCGGAGGCCGAACTGCATCATGTCCCACGCCTCTTGGATGTACTCCCAAGCTGCCAACTCATCACACCATCCACCGTGGAATTGTGGCCCCCTAAAGCGCTCAGGCTCCGAGGCAGCGATCCCCTTGATGAATGATCCATTCGTCAGGTGTATCTCATGGAGACTGGAGTTGTACTTCTCAATCAGCATTGGGGGAATAATGGTCATCAACCCTGAGTCACCCTCAAAGCATGTGCCCTTCAAGTCCCCTGAAGTTGGAGCCGATACTAGCCAACGGGTGCCAGGCTGACTCCATGCCCACCATGCCAAGCATTCGGATGCTGCTCTGGTCTTGCCAGCGCCACGGCCCGCGAGCATCAGCCAAATACTCCACCAATCCCCTGATGGCTCAATCTGATGCTTATGCGCCTTTTCCTTCAGCCACTGGTACTGCCATAGGAATACTGTCTGATCAACGACTGATAAGTTTAGGAACTCCTCTTGAGTCTTGGGGTCGAGGAGGACTTCGTCAATGACTTCGCTCATCTATGCTTGAAGTGGTTCATTCTGCCACCTCATAGGTCATCTCAAAGATGTCTGACTTACATGGATAGTGCTCACCCTTCACGCCAGTGATGATCCAGTCGCCTGTACTGACAATGTGATGGCCTTCAAGGGTTTTGATGGCGTATTCTCCTGTTGGAATAATCCTAATCCATCCATTGATCTCCTTGGGATTACCCATGACCTCATAGACCATTGGGTGATCTCCCATCTTGAACCACTGGGTGGCTTCGATCACCACAGGCTTCTTGCGGAACTTCATTGGGATTGCCTCGAAGCTTTAATGTTCTCCAACAACTGGCCAAACACATTGATGTTGTGCTCAATGATCACTGGTGCAGTATCCGATCCAGTCAACTCAGTCCTTGCCAGTTTGGGGATGTGATACTCCACTACGCTTTGGAACAGGTCAAACGCCTTCGCTGGGTTCGGTGGGATGACATACTCATCAGTGGGCTCACCGTTCTCATCCTTCTTACGCACTCCATTCGCTACTTGATCGAGCCATCCAGAGAGCCTATAAGCGTTTCCATCCACAAATGAAGCTATAGCTATCCTAGCGTCTGATGTCGCCTTGTTGGGGCTTCCTGATGGTCTCCCCGCGCCCTTCTTATTAGGAGTCATACTCTCCTCCCAATATTTTTAAATTGTTTATTACCTATTGATAACTTTAGTGTTAACGACATGATTTCAGTCCTTTCGCACAATATTTCAGTGCATAGCCTGAAGTTTATCTTATTCTGCTTCGCTTCTCAAGATTCTATGTTCTGCGAACTTCCTATAGGCTTTGAGTTGTGCGTTCTCTTCCTTGAGGCGCGAGATTTCTCCTTGCATGTGCCTCATTCGGCTCATAGCCTGATCTATCCACTCTTTAACCTCTTCAGGCATGGAATACATCTTCTCTGGTAACGTTACCACTTTTTCTTTTTTTGGAGTTGTTGCCACTGCCTTCTTAGGTGGAGTTGTTGCCACTTTTTTTGTTGCGGTTGCCATGTTTAATCCTCTGTTTGTAACCAGTCTTCTACCCAATGCTCATACCATCCATGACAGAATAGATACATCCACATTAGCCTCTCATAGTTCTTACCTTGCCTGTTATAGTAGAACTCTGCCAACCATAGGCATGTGTCCTTTGATGGTGGATTGATCATTTCTTCATGCCTCGAACAAAGGCTGCGAACGATTGGCTTGTATCTCCGAAGTTCTTCAGCTTGTCAAACTCTAGCGCGACTTCTTCCAATACTGCATTTCTGAACATGTCAGGGATTACAAGCTTGGTGGTCAAAGGTACCTCCATCCTGATGGTTGCGTTCCAGTCATTGCGCCTCACCATGCGTTGGAATTCTTCCTCGATGGATTGGTTGGTTTCTTCTTCTTCCTTATTCATCCTTGCCTCCAAAATAACATGTCCAATAAGATAACGATCACTGCGAATGCATACACTGCATAAAGAACGATTTCTGTTTTGTCTTTCATATTACTGCCTCTGTGATGGTATGCGGTTCAGAATGGCGCTAGAAGCGTTTTTAAGCGCTGTGCATGTCTCACCCTCATCTTCGGTATCTGCAAGCTCTAAGACCAGATCTGCACATGCTTGGCGCTCAATGAAGATGGCTTTTTTGGTGGTCTCTACCGCTATGTGCATGATCTCTGCCTGAGCTATTGCTAGGGCATCGTCAAATTCTGCCTGAGTGAAGAACGTCTGAGCCCCTGATGTTTGTAGGAGTTGGCGAGCCAACCCACTGAGTTCTTTTTTTTCCATTATTCGTTTTCCTCCATGAATTGCATTTTTCGTTTGATCATGCTGAATGTTTCTTGGTAGGCAAACTCAACAATTTCATCTACTAGATTTCCCAGTGTGTGGCCACTGAACACATAAAGATTTGCATGGATAGCCAATTGTGGACTTTCCGAAATATCCTCTTGTGGTTCTTCGAAGTTCGGCTCAATGGGTAGAGCCAAGCCATGCTTATCAACTAAATCCCTCAAATTGATTTGTTCTCGGATTCTGTTGGTAGGTGATATTCTTGATGAGAAACCCATTATTTAATCCTTGCTACTTTGGCTTTGCGCATGACTGCCTCATACTCTTTCTTGGCATTATCATCTAGTTTGCGCATGGGTAGCTCTTGGTAGAACTTCCACTTCTGTTGGTACTCTGGCTGCTCGCTTGGTGGTACCCATCCCATTGTTTTCCAACGAATAGAGATGTCAGTCCCTGCAGGTGTGTATACGTAGTCGCTTTTCATTGTGATCTCCTTTGACTAACTTAATATTAGCATTCTATAACCCAACCTGCAAAATCTCCCATTCTGAAGAACATTCTGCCATCGTGTACCAAATTAACATCAATTGGTATTTGCACTCCACACAATTCCATTTCCTTTTTAACGATGTCTTCAGGTTTGGCGCCTTGAAGAATCTTAAAGTGCCATGTCAATCGCTTTAAAACGGTCGAAAAGTACCCGCCATGGTCATTAATCTTGTCAACCACTATGATTGCTCCACCTTTCCTGCAACGCATCCTGAGCTTATTTAAAAGGCCTTCTCTAGCTTCTATTGGAATAAACATTAAGGTCAAAAACAAAATGTAAACCTGAGCGCTTGGAATGTGTTCTTGAGTGATGTCGCCATGCTCGATGTCAACCAACTGCTCATACTTGTATTTTTCTTCTAAATGAGCATACATGGATGGACTGTTCTCAAAACCCACGATGTCGCAATCCCTATCTCTAACCAATGGCAACAATTTGTCGATCATGTTTCCTGTGGAGCACCCAATGTCTACCACGCTGTTCACTGGGGTCAGATAATTCCTTGTAATGAATGCCACAGTCTCGGTGACCATGTCATACCATGGGAGTTGCTCACGCACATGAGAATCAAACTTTGTTGTAATTTCGTCTGAGTTGAATGTCCAAGATTTCATACTGGTAACCTTTTTG